AAGGGAGTCGGCGAGGCTGATGTCCTTGCGGCCGTAAAGCCGTTAGAGGAGAAGTACGGTGTGTACTCTTATCCGCACGCCAGAACGATCACCGAGTCCGGTCAGACCGAAAAGACGAACAAGTACAACGAGACGAGAGTCGAGTTCTATTTACGGCTTGAGACACAGTACCGCTTCGTGAACATCGACAGCCCGTCAGAGTACATCGACATCACATCATACGGATGCGGAATCGACCCGGCGGACAAGGCTGTCGGAAAGGCGATGACATACTGTGACAAGTACGCGCTGATGAAGGCGTATAAGATCATCACGGGTGACGACCCTGACCAGGAGAAGAGCGAGGAGTCCACATCCTCCAAGAACACCCCGTATGAGAAGCCTGAACGGAAACAGGCGCGGCCGAAGGCGGAAGAGCCGAAGGAACACGACCCAAGAGCGGAAGCGCTTGTAAAGAAGTGCGGCGAGCGCGGAATCAATCCGTCCGACGTTTCGATGCAGAGAGGCAAGACCTCGGTCTACGACCTTGACGAGAAGGAGTTGAATTTCTTCCTGTCGGGGAAAGGATGGGAATTATTGATGAAGAGATTGGGGAGAGAAGGATGAATAAGGTTATTTTAATCGGTCGGTTGACTAAAGATCCGGAAGTCCGTTACACAAGCGAACCGACACAGACGGCTGTCGCGAAGTTCACTATCGCCGTTGACAGAATCGGCAGAGATCAGGGAGCGGACTTCATCCCGTGCGTTTCGTTCGGAAAGACGGCGGAGTTCGCAGAGAAGTATCTCAAGAAGGGGTCGAAGATCGCCCTGTGCGGACACATCCAGACGGGGTCTTACACGAACAAGGACGGGCAGAAGGTCTACACGACCGATGTCATTGTCGAGAACGCGGAGTTCGCGGAAGCGAAGCAGGAAAACACCGCACCTCATACAAGCGCGAAAAACACCGATTTAGGCGATTTCATGGATTTGCCGGACGATTTGTCGGATGACGGACTTCCGTTCAATTGAGGCGGCATATGGCGAAGTACAGAGCGGTTTATTCGGATTTCTGGACGGACACCACCGTCATCAACATGTTCACACCGGAAGACAGGCTCGTTTATCTGTACTCTATCACCAACGCAAGGACTACCATCAGCGGCTGCTATGAGATTTCATCCAGGCAGATTTCGTTTGAAACGGGGCTGACAATGGCGGCCGTTGAGGAGTCTCTTGTAAGGCTTGAATCATACGGGCGGATAAGACGCTCCGGCGAGTGGGTTCTGATAACCAACTTCTGGCGGTATCAATGGTCAAAGAGCGACACTACGAAGAAGGCGGTCATCGATTCCGTCCGGCAGATCAAACCGAAATATCTCGCAGATATGCTTATGGAACGGGTGAACGGGTTCTGGAACGAAAAAATCTTCTCAACATCCACCACAGATGCCCCATGTATGCCCCATGTATGCCCCATAGATGCCCCACAGATGGGTCTCTGTTCTGTATCTGATAATAATATATATATAAATATAGATATAGTGACTACAGTAAATAATATAATAGGGCATCTCAACTCGTCAGCCGGGGCATCGTTCTCGACAGAGAACCAGAAGACGGTTCTTGCGATCCTTGATTGGATGGGCAAGGGGTTCAAGGAAGAGGACTTCATTCGGGTTATCGACAGGAAGTCAGCGGATTGGAAAGGCGATCCGAAGATGGAAAAGTATCTCCGTCCAGAGACATTGTTCGGAGACAAGTTCGAGGCATACGCGAACGAGAAGGAAGTTAAAGAGACGAAGGCGAGAAAGAAGAACGCCTTCACGGATTGTGACGAGAGGAGTACTGACTATGATAAGCTGTTCGGAAATTGAGATGGTACTGTTTGATATGATTCCGCATTCGAGCGGAATGGAAGGTGCTGACGGGAAGCGCGTAACCCAGAAGGAGCTTATGGCATTGATGCACTTCCCGTCAACACGGGAAGTCCGTCTCGCGGTTCAGAACCTGCGGCTCCAGGGCTATCCCGTTCTTGCGGACGGCCGCGGATATTACATCAGCGAGTCATTGGATGACACGCGGCGGTTCTGCTCGACAATGCGCCGGAAGGCATTCGGCATACTGAAGTCTATCGGAAAGCTTGAGAACGCGACATTGGTTCTGTCTCGCGCAGAGCGGAAGGAGTTAGATGATGAATGTTGACACGGTACTGTTCGGAGAGCCGTTCTATTTCGGGCCTGCCTTCTGGCTCGGCGCGGTCGTAGGAGTCATCCTTTCAGCAATCGTATTCTTCATGTGGTATTCCGAGAAGAAGGAGAAGATTGACGAGTGGGAGAAATGGGAAAGGAAGCAGAGGAAGAAGGAGAGGGACAGAAGATGATCGAATTGGCAGGGTACACCTTCTCGGCGAAGAAGTGGTGCGACATCGCCGCAATCGACAGAAGCACCTATTCACACCGGGTGATGAAAGGGTACAGCGACAGGGTCGCGCTCTTCAACAAGCCTCTGCTCCGAGGACACGGGCGGCTACGGATGAAGATAACTGACGAGGAGATAAAGGCGGCCGTAGAGGATTATGATCAGAGAAAGAGAAGGGAGAGCGAGAAGAAGAGGAAACTGAAGAAGAAGCAGATGCGGAAGCTCACGGGAGAGTCGATCTTCCAAAAGAGCGGAGTCAAGCGCATCACATCTTCCGGTTTCGACTTCTGCGGATATAAGTATGGAACGGTACAAGAGCGCGAAGAAGAAGTACACGGCTGATGAACGAGAGTCCGGAAACAGTTCCGGGTACATCGGAGTTGAGAAGAACGGAAAGTATTGGTATTCCGTAATAATGTTCAACGGGAAGCGCGTTGCGAAAGCGTTCAAGACGGTTGAAGCGGCGGCGCAGCGGAGACGATTATGGGAGATGGAAGCGGACCAGGCGATGCACGAAGGACGATGGCCTGTGTTCAGAAAGGATTGAATATGTTTGATGGAACACTCGAAATCATAAAGAACGACATATCGCTGTTCTTGAAAGACCATATGACCGATCTTGAAGGGGCAGAAGACCGCTTCACATTATGGCTGAAGACGCTTATGGCCGGACACATGAACGGGTTCACAAGATATTATGTGTTCGACAAGCTGGGAACGGCATACAGAGAATATCAGAATTATCTGTCAATAAAAAATGATTATGACAGAATGATGAAGCGGTGCGAAACGGTAAACTTTCTCATTGTTTGCATAAACTACATAGAGCTGAAACTTAAAGGGGAGACAGATGAATCATTTTGGTGATGTGTCAAAAATAAGAGGTATGAGATGAGGAAAACAGAAGGGTTTCATTCAAGAGTATACACGGAACGTCCTGACTATGCAGATCTTCCTTCAGCGGAAAAGTTTCAGGCAATTTTAGGTATCATCGGGACGAGATTACGTCAGCATCCGAACGCGATCTGTTCGTATTCCGGCGGTTCTGATTCAGACATTCTTATCGACCTTTTGGAAACGGCAAGGAAGATGTTTGGGCTTCAGCCAGTACACTATTGCTTCTTCAACACAGGCCTTGAGATGGATGCTACAAAGCGGCATGTAAAAGAAACCGAGCAGAAGTATGGTGTGACAATCACCGAGTACAGACCGAAGAAGAACATCGTGATGTCAACGCGAGAATACGGCCTTCCGTTCGTGTCGAAAATCATGTCATCGGCGATGGAGACTGTGCAAAATAAGAACCTGCCGTTCTCGATTAAAACCGAGTATGACGAGGCTGATGATAAGGCGGCCAAGAGAGCAGAATTAAAAGAGCGGTATCCGGGAGCGGAACAAGGAATCAATTTTCTTTGCTGTTGCAATTCAGCTGGAGAGCCGAGACCGGACATTCAGCTCGTCATAAACTCATCGAAGTACATGTATGACTTCATGAGCGAGAACCCACCTGACTTCAAGATTTCCGCGAAATGTTGCGATTACTGTAAGAAGCAGGTCGCGCATGCGGTGCAGAAGGACTACGAGATGATCATCACAGGAGAACGGCGTGATGAGGGTGGGATGCGTTCAGTTCCGAAAGCAGAGGACTTCAACGGAACGATGTGCTTCTCCGAGATGGCAAGCGGCCAGTTCCGGTTCAAGCCTCTTTATTATGTGTCTGATGCGGATAAAGCCTGGTACAAGGAAACGTTCGGAATCAAATATTCGGATGCCTACGAGGTTTATGGTCTAAAGCGTACGGGGTGTTGTGGATGTTCAATATCTTCTAAAGCTATTTCAGACCTCGAAATCATCAAAGAGTATGAGCCTAACATCTATAAGGCAGCGTGGAACATATTCGGAAAGTCATACGAGTACAGGCAGAAGTACAACGAATACAAGGCTATGAGGATGGAAAATGAGAAAAAGAAAGATAATTGTGTAGATGGTCAGATGGACATTTACGACTTTCTGAAAGGGGATAATTGATGGCAGACGCGAGAATATATCTTTCCGGCCCGATCACGGGAACGGATGACGCGGCAGAGCGGTTCGCGGCCGCAGAGGAAAAGGTCACAAAGTGGTGGGGATCGCTCGGTCTCGCGACCGTGCTGAACCCGATGAAGATGTCCGAGGCATATCCCGGACTTGACCGTCAGACGTACATGGCACTCGACCATGCGCTGTTATCGTCAGCGAACGTGGTTGTAATGCTGAAAGGGTGGCCGTCATCGTCCGGCTGCCGACAGGAGTTTGATTGGGCGAGAGCGGAGCATAAGACGGTGTTTGTCGAGAACCGCAGCGGCTTCACATTGGCGCGGATTTATCCGAAGGAGGGCGAATGAATCATTTAGGTGATGTGTCAAAAATAAACGGAAGAACCGTTCCGGCGGTCGACTGTATCGCATTCGGATCACCGTGTCAGGACTTATCCGTTGCCGGGAAACGCGCCGGATTGGAAGGCGAACGGAGCGGTCTGTTTATGGAAGCCGTAAGAATATTCAAGGAGATGAGAAGCAATGAAAGAGCTGAAGGATTGGAAGATGACAGGGCAGATGAGCCTGTTCGACATCATCTGCGGTACACAATCTGGGAGAATGTCAAGGGCGCAATGTCAAGTCCCGGCGGAAGCCGTAAAGGAGAGGATTTCCGATGTGTCCTGGAAGAGCTGGCAAGGGTTTCCGAAGCAGACTATCGCGTTCCTATGCCCGAGCGAGGATGTTGGCCGCATAGCGGAATCCTCATCGGAAGCGATCCGCTTCATCCGTGGAGCATCGCATGGAGATTGTTTGACGCCCAATATTTCGGAGTGCCGCAAAGACGCTCCCGTCTCGCCGTACTGTGTGATTATGACGGATACACTGCGCCGGACATTCTGCTTACTGAATCCGTGCGAGTGGCCTGTAGTGCCGATTCCGACACATCTGAAATGGGTGCTGGACATGGACGCTCCTGCGAAGTACGACCTTTCTTGGAGAGCAGCCACGGGAATATTGAACCGGTCATCGCGCCGTGGGAAGGAATTGCCAGAAATCCTGAAGACCGCGCTGGAATGGATTGTAAGACGATCCAAGTCCGATGCGGATGTGACGGGGGGGGCAAGGGAGCATTGATACAGGACGACATGAGCGCGACTCTTTCTACGGTGCAGAGCCAGACGGTTTTCTGACCGACCGGGATTGTCAGTAAACTACGAACGGATGCGTATAACGGCTTATACATTGTCGAAGCAACAGTACAAGAGCTATGAACTTTCCGATGTGGCGGCAACCGTATCCGTCACCGGGAACGATTTCGGGGGGGAGCAACGGAATGGTCATAATCAAGGAAGAGGATGTCATCCCGGCAGACCTTTACAACCAGAGCGCAGGCGGATCGGTTGCCGTAACCTTACGAAGCCGAGCGGCCGACAGCGACCACATCCCGCGCGTGATAATCAGGGAGAGAGATGATGATAAAACTGATAATGCTCGTTGACGACCAGGGGGGGGGTGTTATGAGGTTTTATTCAGATGCAGAACTTTCCCCGACAATCAGAGCAAAAACAAACGGGCATGAGCCGATAATAATATTGGATGGTGATTATGATGAAACGGATGATAGCGGCAGACCTGTTCCACGGGGGCATTGACGAGAACTTGTTTTATATCGTGACGACAACGGGGGGGCATCGAGCAGCATCATGGCAACAATTCTGGAGATAGACGATGAAGAAAGTGACGACACTCACGGAGACCAGGTTCTTCCAATGGATCGAGGATGACAAGTCCGTGACGATCCGCTCGA